GGAACTATACGCCGGAGTGTCATATAGCGCAAGTAGCTATTATCTATATTGACATATAGCGTACTACTTATCATAATGCACACTAGCACCTACTTTAACAAACAGAGGAACTCATATATGCCCGGAAAATGGACACCTGAGCGCCGTGCTCAATTTGCAGCTGATATGGCTGCGCGACGAGCAAAGGCACAACAACAAAAACAAACACCTCAAGACAAACAAGTAGACGAACCTATCCATGCTGCCCCTGACGTGCAACCGGCAGCCGACACGCCACCTGAACCATCAAAAGCTGACTCACCTCAGCTATTAACCTTTACCCCTGAACAGCTCCAGACCTTAGTGGCTGCGCTGACTGGTGGCAAAGCTGACCAAGCCGTCCCCCAGGCTTTTTCTAGCTTGGGCCAGCACCAAACTAACGCCCAGGGCCAAGTCATTGGGACCATTGAGAAGTTCCCTATTAGCGCTGGCTACTACCCTGATCCTGTCGAGGAAGTCACCCGTTACTTTGATGACACCCCAAAGTACCGCCGTTTAGCCTTCTCAGAGAACTACTACCTGACCTGGGAGTGGGACGCCAAGCCCTATGAAACCAAATTTGGGACTCATATCCAGGAACCAACCTTCCACCTGACCCTCTACGCTAACTTATTTGATGAAGATGGCGATGAGACGGATAAATTCCATATCGTCCAGACCTTCCACTTTAATGAGGACGAGACAACCGCCCTTGAAGTTGCCACTGAGCTGGGCTTTGACGCGAACCACGACAATATGCGTGCGGTCATGGACCTCGCCCGTGTCGAGCGCATCAAACGCTGGCTCCTTAACGTCTTTACCCCTGAAAAGAACTATGATTTGAACCAGTTTTACTCTGAAGAAGCCATTGGCGGCCAAGTAGTCAAGGTCATTACCAAGTCAAATGTCAAAGGCTTTGGCAACAAGACCCCAAAGATTGACATTGAAGAACTCCAGTAGGAGGGAGCCATGGCGGTAACCTACCAGCCCCATAAGAAGCAAATTGCCGCTCACCGGGCTGTCTTTGTAGACGGCTTTAAGCGCTCGACCTTGTTTTGGGGTCGCCAGGTGGGGAAAACCATGTGGTCAGTCAACCATGCCTGGATGGGGGCGATTATGAACCAGGGACAGTACTTTATTGTCTTTAAGACGTACTCCCAGGCCTCTCAAGTCGTCTGGAAACAGTACCTGCACATGATTCCGAAGGAGCTCATCGACCACATCAATAACGATGACCTGCGCGTCACCTTTAAACGCATGGAAGGACCAGTCAAACTCCCCGGTATTGGCTGGATTAAGGTAGAAAACGACCCCAATCAGCCACCGAGTACCCTGCGCCTGCTCGGCTCTGACCAAGCTGAGAGCCACCGTGGTAACAAAGCCCACGGCATGATCTTTGACGAGTACGCCGACCAAAACCCAGATAACTGGGAGGAAGTCTATAAGTACTTCTTTACGACGACCAAAGGCTGGGCAGTCTTCATGGGTACCCCAAAAGGCTATAACCACTGGTATGACATGATTGAGTATGCCAAGGAGCACCCAGAGCGCTGGTACTACGACCGCTCCACTTGGCGCGATAACCCGGCCATTGATCCGGAGTTTGTGCTGGCGGAACGGGAAGAAGCTGATAAAAAAGGTAAGCTCAACGCCTTCTTACAGGAAATGGAGCTGGAGTTTCGGGCAGTCCAAGGCTCGGTCTACCCGATGTTTAAGCGGGCTATTCACGTTGTGCCTCCTAGTAGCGTCCCAGAGGAGGGCACTGACTTTATTACGATTGACTTTGGCTGGGCCCAGGATCACCCAACGGCCGTGAACTTTATTCGGGTTGATATTGAGGACCGCTGGTGGGTCTATGATGAAATCCATGTCATTGAGACCCCACTGGAGGACATTATCCACCAAATTAAGCTTAAGATGGGTGATAAGCGCATCTCGCAGGTCATTGCTGACTCTGCCCGCCCCGACCTGATTGACGTCTGTTTGCAAAAAGGCTTGCCGGTTATCCCAGTGAATAAGACGGGTAAGAGCGTGGCCAGCGGTATTATGTTGCTTGGCACCCGTATGCAGCCCCGCTTACAGCTCGTCGGCATCCCAAAGCCACAAATCTTCTTTACCAGTAACTGCAAAGAAACCATCCTGGAATTTGAGCAGTACAAGTACGCTGAGGCCAAGAAAGAGAAACGGGTCAATGAAGAGCCAATTAAGAAGTATGACAACCACCCTGATGGCCTGCGCTACCTTGCCCTCCACCTGAAATATACCCTTGGTAAGAATGACACCGTCCCAACTCGGAAAATGGATTTTGGCGAGTATGGTTTGATGCCGTTATGATACACTTAGTCTATATACAAGGAACACAAACATGAGCAAGCCAAACTGGTTAGATGATGTCGCGGCCGACGCAGGTAATATGCCCTTTGGGACGGTTACCTTCCATGTCACCCGCCACCGCAATATGACGACCAATATTGACGCTGTCACCCATTCTAAGCTCAAATATACCGAAAATAGCCGCGCTTTTGCTGATATTGCCAAACTAATGAATAATCTCATCGACAATGGGTTCACTGGTACGTTACAATTTGAACAGACCTTTAAGAATGGTCAAATTGATACCATTTCGATTAAAAACAAAAAAACTGTAAACTATAGAGACAAAAAATGAAAAATGACACCGAAGCTCCAACTGACGTAGAAGAGTTCAACCCCCTAACTGCCACCGACCGAGAGAAACTGGCCTACTACCAGCGCTCGCTTAAAGAGTTCCGCTGGGACCTGACTGCCCATGACAACTACATTAAAGACTTTGATGCCTATGAGGCCATGCTCATCTCTAAGCCCTATGACAGCATCTCCAAGAAGGTCCAAAATGGCCTGTCAGATGGCCGCACCACCACCATTTACCTGGAACGAGCTGGCCGAGTCGTTGGTAAGCTACCTGAGGGTGAAATGCAAGCAGCTGGTGAGAATGATGACGGCGTCGCCGCTGTTCTGGAAATCCTCCGGACCAAGTGGCTCTACCCAAATGCCAACGCCCAAAAGAAATTCCTCAAGAAAATCCGCCTGTGGCAGTTTAACAGTTCTGTCTATGGCTTTATGCCCATGTTTTACGACTGGAACGTGACTGAAACTGGCTATGTTGGCCCGGATTGCTGGCTGTGGCACCCCCGTAACTTCATTCCGCAGCTGGGCCGTGCCTCGATTGACGATATGGACTACTGCCATACCATTACCTACGTGGGTGAGGACTACTTAGAGGACCTGCTCGAAGAAACCGACGAGGCCGGTTGGGATAAAGATGAAATCCGCCGCTTAATTCAGCTGATCCACGACGGCGAGAAGTCAGTTGACGTCAATAACCAGCGCAACTCCCTGGTCGTCCGTCAGCGCCAGTTCCAAGCCGAAAAAGGCCGCATTATGCTGGCGACCCGCTACGAAGCTGGTGATGATGGTAACTGGTTAGTGTTTGCCCCTGAGTATAACGAAGTTGTCCTCCGCTGCATCCCGAACCCACATAAAAATGGCCGTCTGCCGTTTGTAATTAAGTACGCCACTGATTTGTTTGACAACATTTACGGCCTGGGTGACTTCCAACGAGCCAAACCCCTCCAATTTGCCAATGATGGCCTCGATAACTTCTACTTTGCCGGTATTAAGCGTGGCCTCTACCCGCCAACGATTATTAACCCGGCTGGGGTCGTCAAAAGCTCTATTACTCAAGACCCTGGTGCAATTTGGCTGGAAAACGTGCCCAACTCTATCCGGGAGTACCATACCGACCCTGTTGGCATGAGCACTTACCAGAGCGCGAAACAAATTATGAACGGGGCTCAGACCTTCCAGGCTGGTTCAACTCAGATTGACGCCACTGCTGCTGGTAGCTCACAGCCAACCATGTCTCGCACGGACGCTGGGGTTGACCAACAAACCGCCAAAGAAGATACCCGTGATGCTCAGGACCGCTTTGAGCTGGAATCAGCCCTTGAGGAACTAATTGACCGC